CCATTTGGAAATAAATTACAAACTGTAGAATTTTCTGAATCAGGAGGTCTTTGGATGGTTCTTGGAAAAAATGGCCATGGAAAATCTTTCTTTGTTAATTTACCTAAGATATTGTATTATGGTAAGTTAGATAAATTCAAGAAGGATGAAATTGCTAATAGAATGAATAAACATGGTTGGATTAAAGGAGAAATTTCTGTTAATCCAACAACTGATGTTACAATTGAAAGAAAAATATCACCATCAGATTTAATTGTTTACAAATATGCTCCTGGGGAAGAACCTAATGATGACAACGATATTGGAAAAAGTGGTATAGCAAACTATCAGGCTTATATAGATGCTGAAGTTACCGGACTGCCATACCACATCTTTTCCAATATTATTTCATTATCCGTTAATGATTTTAAGTCATTTATTTCAATGACTCCCCATGACAAACGTATCATTATTGATAAGTTATTTGCTATGGAGGTCATCAATAAAATGAATGATCTCGTTAAGTCTGATTTAAGGGACATAAAAATGAATATGTCGTTGTTTGATAGAGAAATAATTTCTCTTAAAAATAACATTAATTCAGCTGTAAAAGAATTAGCAAAATTAGAAGAGCAAGTTACCAAAGATAACACAGTTAGAATTAGTGAAATAACAACCCAATTAACCGCTTATAAACCAAAACTTAAAGAAGGATATGCTAAGAGAAATGAATACCTTTCTAAAAAACAAGAAATAACAACATCTTATAATATTTTTCTCCAACAAAAATCTAAATTAAATCAAGAAATACGAGATATCCAACGACAGATTGATTTATATGATCAAGATAAATGTCCAACATGTGAAACTCCTTTTTCTGAAGCTAGATTTGAGTTAATTAAAGAAAAATTGCATAATGATATTGATCAAAAGAAAAATTCCTTAGAAAATATTTCCAAAAGTGAAGACACATATAAAATCGCTTTTGATAAATTAGATGATGGAATAAACAAAATTAATGATTTTATTATTCAATATGAATCTGCATATAAAACTTTAGAAGGAGAACTCAATAGGCTTAAAGCGCATAAACCACAAGAATTTGTTAGTATAAGAAACATTATTAATAAGAATTCTAGACAATTACAAGAAAAAGAAGGAGAAAAAGTAAAATATGATGATGACTTTAAATATCTTGCAATGTTAGAAGAACTTTATTCTGACGCAGGTGTTAAAAAGAAAATTCTTGAAAGCTATCTTCCAACATTAAATAAAGAAATTGAATTTACATTACATGAACTTCATTTTCCATATTCTTTAACATTTAATTCTGATTTTGAACCGGAATTATATCAACTTGGATTAGAAATAAGTGTTGATACTTTATCAACAGGAGAAAAGAAAAGAGTTGATTTAGCTGTATTGATTTCTATTATTAGGATGTTAAAAAGAAAATACCCCTCATTAAATATTTTCATGTTAGATGAAGTTCTTTCATCTATTGATGGAGATGGAATTTATGATATCATTGGATTGTTACAAAGCATATCTAAGGAAATGAACATAAATATTTTCATCATTAACCACTCACCATTACCAATTGAACATTTCGATTTTAAGATACAAATATCTAAAAATGCAGGCTTCTCTGATATTGAAGTTGAAGAATTAGAAAGAGAAGGAGATTAACAATCTCCTTTTTGGTTTTAGATATATAAAATAAATTGTCTTTAATATGGATGATCTTAAAAGATTGGAAGGAAAAATCATTGATTCTGTTCACGAAGATACGGACGGGGTTAACTCATATTTCATTATTAAATTTAAAGATGGTGGCAAATTAAACATCACTTCTTATCTTAATGGTGATGAGGGAGTTGCTCAATTAGATGTAGACACAAATGGATTACAACCATCAGATATTTTAGGAAAAAAGATTCTTAAATTTACTGAAGAGTTTGATGGTGAGTTTGATCATTTAAATATTGATTTAGAAGGAGGACATAAACTTTCATTTGTTCCATTTTCAAGTACTGAAGATTCTACAGCCGGGTTATCTACATCAGTTTATGCTGGAGAAAAAATAGTAGCAGAATCTTTATCGGAAAATATGTATCAAAAATGGGGGGAATATCCAATGAGTAAACCACAATACGAAGAAGGAGAAACACCAGAAAGAGTTGCTCAAGAAATATTAGAAGAATTAGAAGAGTGGTTAAAAAAACAACAAATATATGATGAAGACGAAGAGTTATCTGAAATCGAATCTTGGTTAATAATAAATACAGATGATGAACCGACTGCTGTTAGAAATAAAGTTATGGAATTAGTAACACAAAAATATGATATTCACCCTAATACTTTAGGATAAATTTTAAAAATAAAAATGCGCTATGAAAAAAATGTTTGTAGACGAATCTTTAAATGAATTTGGCAAAAGGGGTAGACCTCGTAAGATTAAAAACGTAGATCCAGAAGAAACAGATAATTGGTATGAGTCCGAGGATGAATTTGATGCCGATGAACCAACTGGTCCAGAACAAATAGAGGATGTTGAGTTAGAAGATGAAGTTACTGATGCAGCTTTAGTTAAAAAAATTACTAAAACATTAGATAATGAACTTCAGATTCCAGAATTTAGTAGAGGTATTTTAAAATTTAAAGTAAGATCATCAGGAGAAAAAATTAAAGGCAGTCCAATGGCTAAATTAAGTGGAGGAGAAGCTTATTTGTTTAAAACTCAAAATGGAATGAAGAAAATCAGAGTAGATGATATGATTGTTGAGACATTTAAAGGTCCTGTAAAATTCGTATCTGAATCAGTAAAAGATTATGAATAGAAAATTACTTAATACTTTATTTGAATATTATGGAGTTGATCCTTCAACAGTTCCTGATTATACAATGTTTTGGGCACTTTATGCTACATCATTCTATGAAAGGTTATTTAAAAAAATAGATGATGAAGAAAGACTAGAAAAATTGTATAATTTCTATATGCATAGTTCTAAACTAGATAAAAGAGCTAAAAAAGCTTTAACTTTTTTCTATAATATCAGAAGAGATGAAATGGCAGATCCAGATTATTGGAGTAAAGTAGGTGGAAAAAAATTAGCTAATGAAAATAAAAAAGAACCAATGAAAGCAAAATTTGTAAATGAATATTTTGATTCAGAATCAGATGAGTTATCCAAAGTAAAAATGGAAGCTGAAAGAATTAGCAAAGAAGAAGGTGTGGTTCAACATGTTAATGAAATTCGTCCTGGAGTTTATAGAATAGAAGATTGGTATGATTCTGATCAAACTGTTGCTTCTTATGAAAATGGCAGAATATTAGAATCATTAAATGAATCAATGTCAAGATATTGTGATTTTTATAAAACTAAAGATGGAAAATGGTACATGGATTTAGCATCCAACGAATATGGAGAATGGGACGACGCAACTACTTATGGACCTTTCAATTCCGAAGAAGCCGTTGAAAAATATTTAGATAACAATTTCTCTAATCCAGGTGGAATGGGAGTTGATGATTCAGGAGAAAGAGAAGTTCCAACAGAAAGTCCTAATGGAAGTAGAGTAGTAAGACCTGGCGGAGGTGGAGGTGGAATGATGATGGGTGGATATGGTAGAAGATGGTAAAAATTATATAAAAATATTTAACAAGACCTAAGGAAACTTAGGTCTTTTTTTGTCATAAAAACTACATGAAAATAAACAATCTTTTAGAAGAATTTGTAGAAACATTTATGCCTGAAGATTTTGTATGGCGTAAGGGACAAAAGGAAGCAATTGAACAAATAATCAATGCTTATGAAAAAGGATCAAAAACTGTAATTTTAGATGCTCCTGTTGGATCTGGAAAATCTATTATTGGAATGGCTGTTGCCTTTATTTTAAATGAAAATGGAAAGAAAGGGTACATATTAGCTTCTGATATTTCGTTACAAGAACAATATGAAAATGACTTTAGAAAATATCACCTAAGATGGGGATCTGTGAAAGGAATTGACAATTATCTGTGTATTGATAATATGGAGAAAAATTCCCTTGGTACTTGTCGAATAAGAAATAAAAAACCAAGAGGAATGCATTGTTACACAGAATGCCCTTATTTTAATGCTAGGGATTTTGCATCAGAATCAAAAACAGCTCTTCTTAATTATGCCTATTGGCTTATAATGCAAAACTATGTAAATAATCACATGGATGAAGATGAACAATTATTTCCACCAAGAGATTTTACAATATGTGATGAAGGCCATAAAATTCTTGATATTGTCCAAAATCATTATTCCCCAAGATTTGATTCTAAAACACTTGACAAATTAGAAAAATTAACAAATTTCTTTGGGACATATAAAATAAAAGATCATGAAAAAGATTTCCAATCACTTAAAGTTTTAACTAAAGCTTTATTCGATTTTGAAAATCAAGATGAGTTGTTTAAAACTTTAAGGAAAGTAGAAATTTATTTAGAAAATTATAAACCTTCAATTGAATTACTTAAAGACACGGTAAAAGAAGAGTACCCAAAGGATGATCCGCCAAAAGAATGGAGAGAAGCCCTAAGATTATGTGATTGGTTAAAAGACTTTCATTGTAAAGTAGAAGATTATGTTTACATCATAGATAAAACTTCTACAAGAAATATTGTAAAAAATCCTTCTAATGATGAAGAATTAGTTTTCAATTGTTTGGAAGAAAATTATATGATGAAAAAATATTTTCATGCTCACACAGGATTTCGTCTTTTAATGTCTGCTACATTTGCTAATCCATCTGATTATTTAAAAAGTATTGCATTAAGTGAAGCTAGCTATATAAAAATGGATTCTAATTTTGATTATTCTAATTCACCTATTTATTTTTGGAATAAAAGAAGGATGACATATAATCAAATAGAAGCTAATCTCCCTTGGTTATGTGAAAAAATAAATGATATTCTTGATGAACATCCAAATGAAAATGGAATAATCCATAGTGCTTCTTATAATCTCACAATGAAAATTCATAACAATCTTTCTGCAAAAAATAAAAGAAGGATTTTAGTGTATGAAGGGACCGAAGAGAAGAGGAAGGTACTTGAGATGCTCAAGAGGGATCACTCGAAGGTCCTGATGGGCCCCAGTTTGTTGGAAGGATTGGACCTTAAAGACGAATGGAGCCGCTTTCAGATATTCGCTAAGGTGCCTTATTTATCACTTGCTGATAGATTCGTAAAAACAAAATTAAGCATAAATCCTTCTTGGTATCAATGGAAAGCCATTATAAATATACTTCAAGGAACCGGAAGAAGTGTAAGAAGTGAAGATGATTATGCAACAACTTATATGTTAGATGGATCACTTGCAGATTTAATTCATAAAAATAGAAAGGCTTTTCCACCAGAATTCATGAGTAGAATAAAAATACGCGAATAAATAAAATAAAAATAGCCATGTACCCTCCACCAACACCAGAACAATTAGAAGCAATAAATATTTTTGACCCACCAAAATATTATAAATGGTTTTATAAATTTTATACTAAATGGATAGGCAATTTTATATTCTTTGGTATAATAACCATAGGTGCTTTAATGATCATATTCAACGATGCTATATTCGATGTTGTTAAAGGAATGTTCTTTGGATTATTCGGATTAGTAATGTGGGCATTTTCTTCCTTCTTAGTTAAACATTATTATACTAAAAGATATGCCAAAAAATATGGAATGACTTTAAAACAATGGAATTCGTATACCAAAGGGATGACTTTTGACGTGTAATTTTCTGAGACTCATTGTTTTTCAAAGAATATATAAAAAAACAATCGATTAAATGAGTCTATACAATACTTATAACAATGAGGATATTATTTCAAGGGCTATTATAGCAGGTATGCTTGATGTGCTTAATAATGGTATCAAATACAATCAAGTATGGTCTAATGAAGAAATTGAGGAAGTAGATGTTCCTTGGTTTTATAATCAATCAGGCGATGAAAGATTCATGCAGGATTTTTACACCCATTATGCCGATTGTAATTTCCCAAAACCAGTAGATGGTAATTTTGATAGAATTCCAAGAGGAATACTCACTTATACTGGATCTACAATAGATGCAAATAGAATTACAAATCGATTTGTACAAGGACGTTATGTCAAAGAAGTTGATGGAAAACTTCAATCATTTGTATCTTTTCTTTATTCAATTCCACTTACGGTAAATTTTGAATGTGAATTATGGCTTGACACACAAGTAACTGCTCTTAAAGTAGAACAAGCAATCAGGGAAGCTTTCTATAAAACAAAAACATTCTATGTTTATTACAAAGGAATGAGATTAGGAGCAACTTCCGGATTCTCAGAAGATAATACAATGGAGAAAATGATAGAATATTCATTTGAACAAGGTGATACAAGCAGGCCAAAATTAAAATTCACTATAGAAGTAGAAACATATCAACCAGTATTTGATCCAACAACCGAAATGGATGCAAATAATTATATGAGAGGAATAGGTCTTAGAATGTATGGAGAAAGGGATAATGGAGATATTGAAAAAGATGACGGAACTATTGAACTAATAACTCCACAAACTCTAACAGTTATTCCAAAGGGCTATCCATTATTAGTAGAATGGTCATACAATAAAGAATTATTTATTTTAAATAAAGTAGATGCATACTGGCTAATAAGCGGTGATAATGAATGGAATTTACTAGAAAAGGGAATTGAAAACCACGAATATTGGTATTGGAATATTCCGGAAACTTTCACAAATTATAAGCAACCAACTATCACTTATGAAGAAATAGATGGTAGCATTTCTGTATACAGAGAACCTATAATTGCAATACTTCCAAACACAGATACAAAAATTATAAATGAATCTTCATTCTATATTATAAATGAAGGGTATTTTATGGCTTCATCTTCTGATACAAGCATAGGAATAATTTTGGAAATGAAATATGATACCGGGGAAACTAAATATACTGAACCGGGAGATATTTTCTTGAATATAAATCATTACAAAATTGATTCTATTAACCCTGTGTGGGTGGCTCCTGATGCCAGCATTGTATTCCCAGGCACGGTAGATTACAAGGTAATAGATCTCCACATAGCCAACAGTGTTAATAATGATGTGTTCGGGGTTGTCAAGGAATTAAAAATCATCTAACTTATTAGGAAAAAGAAAGAATTTGTATGTAAACAATAAATATATAAAATAAAATCTTCATAATTTAAATAACGCAAAAGCTATGATAGCAAAGATTAACGAACTTAAGAGAACTACTACCTTGCCAGAGGTTAAATCATTATGCGAAACAACAATCGCAGCAATGAGTTCTGCAATTTACAATGGTGTAACTCCAGAAGCTAGATTCGAAATAGAAAGAGTGGCCATGGAAAATTTATTTGAAGGATTAGAAAAACATCCTGAAAATGAATTAATTGCAGAGTGGTTAACGAATGAGAAAAGACTTTTCTCCATCAAGAATATTGGTGTTAGAAAGGCTATAAATATTCTTAAAGAAACAGAAGCAAAGGATGATCAAACCCTCATGGGAATATTAGAGCATTTTGAAGAAAAGATAAATCAATATCCAGAGGTTCTTATTTATGAAGATTTCATTTCTGCTTTGGCTGGCGAATACAATTGGGTATCTGGCGTTACTACTCAATTAGATGCATTATCTCAGAGAGTTTCTCAGTACAGAAATGATATTGATATCACTAAGATTATTGAAACTATGAAGGCAACTAAGAGCAATTATTTATTGCCTCTTATTGAAGATGTGGTTAACAATTATCTTGCAAATAAAACTGAGCAAACAAAAAGTTTCTTAAAGGAAACTCTTGTTAAGTTTAGTTATGATCCATTTATAAGAGATATTATTAATATCGTAATGGTAGATGCAACTGATCTTCAATTAGAATATGCGAATGGTCAAGCCGATATTGATAAAGTTTATTCACCTCTTATGTATTTAGGAGAAAATGAAGTTTTATTTAATATCAAAGGCAGTTTTTATGTTAAAAAAGGAAATAACGTTAATAAACTTAAGAAAGCTGAAGTTGAAAAAATAGATGAAAGCTTTAAAAGATTATGTGAAGCTGTTAACCTTCCTAATGTAGAAATTGGAAAGAAAGAAATAACACTTTATGTTGGAAGTGACAAAGCTATTATTAGTGAAGGTGTTGTTACTATTAATACTCATTCAATGAATGAACAAGAGCTTAAAGATGCTGCACAAGTTTCTCAATGGACTGGAAACACTCATTTCTTTATGTTAGCAGAGGCTCTTATGAAAAACTATGATGAAATAGTTGAAATAGATTTTGCTAAAAGAGTTTATCTTAAGGAAGATGAAGGCCATGCGGCTGATATCATTAAATTAAGAAACAATATCTATATCACTACTTATGATCCTACAAATAACAAAACTACGTTCTATAGAAACATTAACCCAATCCAAGCTGAGAAGGTAATGATGGAACATATGAGATTTGATGTATCTAAGACATTTGCTGATATTTTACCGAATAAAGAAAAGATTTTAGCTCAAATAAATGAAGCTAAGAAAGCATATAGAGATTATATAACTGATCTCAATCAAAAAATAGAAAAATTTAATAATCAACCTATAAATGAAGTTACTTCACAAGTATTAGAAGCTTTACAGGAAGAACTTAAAGAAGTTAAAGAAGAGTATAAAGATTATGTTAACGAAATTGAAAAATATACTAGTGTAGCAGAAGGTGTTACAGTTAGTATTGACGTTGACGGAGAAAAGTATACTGTTCCAATTCCTGAACCAACTTCTACTGCAAAAGGAGAAGAAGTTGACCAAACTGCAGGTGTCGTTGTAGGTGCTGAGCACATGGAAGACTCTCCCGCTTCTGAAATAACATTCCAGGACGATCAAACAGAACTTCTTGGCGACTCACCATCAATTCAAGATGACGAAGTTGACTTAGGTGTTGACAATGTTGAAGCTGCTGCAGATGCTGCTGAAGCTGGAGAAGAAGAGGAAGAAATTGAAGGCGAAGAAGAAGCTGGAGAAGTTGAAGGCGAAGAAGGAGAATTAGGTGGAGAAGAAGGTGGAGAAGAAGAAATCGGAGCTGAAGAAGAAGGTGGAGAAGAAGAAATCGAATTAGGCGATGAAGAAGAGGAAGAATTGCCAGCTGAAGAAGATGAAGATGAAGAATACGATCCCAAGAAGGATATTTCTGAAGAAGGAGAAGATGAAGCAGCTGAAGAAATTGAAATGGAAGCAGAACCTGCTGAAGTAGCACCTGAGGAATTAGAACAAACCGATATGGAAAGTGAAGATGAAGTTGAAGTTGAAGATGTTGATGTTAAAGAAAGACCGGCAAATGTTCCAAGAGTATTTCTTAAAAAGAAAGTTACTGAATCCAAAAACGTAAAAAAAAAGTTTAAGAGTTTAAACGAAGATGCTCAAATTCTTGACGAGGTAACAGTTGATGGTAAAAAAGGTAATGTTGTTGGAATAATGAGTAATGGTGACTTACTTGTTCAAATACAATATTCTACCAAACAAGTTGCTCCTAACAAAGTAAAAGTTGTTGGAGAAAAACAAGTTGAAATAACAAAACCTCCATATAAATTCGATAAAGTAACACTTCAAAACTTAACTACTAAGTCATTATTTGAACAATATGTTAAATGTGGCATTTTTATGGGTAACACACCTGTAAAAGTAAGTAATTGTTTTGTTAAGTTTAATGAGTGGAATGATGCCGAAGATGAAAAACCTGTCAACGTATTAGTTGAAGGAAGAACATCAATTTTACCAAAATCACAAATTAGGATTCTAGAAAACATCAATGACTTTGCAAATCCAGATAATTTTGTTGAAGGTGTTTTAATTGATGAAACCTCTGGTGAGGCTCTTGAAAATGTTTTAATTAATGTTACAGATTTTACTCAAGCAGTAGGAGATACTGACGAAGTAAGAATTGTTAAAAATGCAAATGGAACCCAAGAGGTTTCATCTGCTCCGGTGGCTCTACTTAGAACTCTTTCTGTATAAGAGTTCTAAATTAAAATAATGCACTTAGGTGCACTATGAAACGTCATTAATTAAAACATGGCAATTGTTCAATTTGAAAAATTCAATTTTAATCAATTTTATGAGAAAACTCCGACTGTACTGAAGTACATTCTGGTTATGTCATTAATAATTCTTGGGAGTTATTTCTTATTCTCTAAAAAAGTGTCTAATGGTCAGGATAAGGAATTAGCTAAAATAGAGCAAACAATAGAAACCACTTATACTTTAATAGATAGATTTGATGATTTCAGAAAAGCACAATATGCGTATAACTCTGAAATATTAGATTATTTAGAAAACATTTATACTTTAGTTGAAGAACTAAATGAAAATACTAACAAAAAATTAGATTTGATTATTTCACAAGGAGGAGAAAATACATCAGAAATTCTTGAAAGATTAACATTATTAAATGAATCTTATGAGAAATTACAAAAAGCATATACTCCTAAAGAATTCGAAAATCCAAGCACATATAAAGGAGAAGTAGAATTTATTCCATTAGATGAATTTGGAAATCCAGAATCTATTGATTCATCAAAATTTAGTATAAAAGCTAAGCCAATTATAAAATAATCAATAAAATGCAAAAAACCAAAAAATCTATTAAAATAACATGGTCATCATTTCTTATAGCCATGATTCTAGCAATTTTATTTGGATATGCTATAATAGATGCTACTATTTGTAAACCTAAATTTCAAGAAAAAGTTGATTATGTGACAACAGAATTTGATAGTTTAAAAACTTATTTAGATAAAAAATTACCAGAAATGGAATCAGCTATTATTGTTCATACAGAACAAATAGAAAAACAAAATGAGCAATTAGAGAAATTAAACAAACTCACCGGAACCTTAGCAGAAAATTAATTTTAACAATTTCTTAAAATACTTTAGCGGAGATAAAACTATTTCCGCTTTTCTTTATAAAATAGGTATACTTTAATTTTTAAGTGATTTTGCTTGTGTACTCACATAAAAATTAATAAAAATTTTTCACATAAAACACTAATTATTGTTAAAAAACAATTAAGTATGGAGAAATACGTTCGTAATGATGAATTAAGAGAAGAACTTATCAAATCTAAAGAAATAGGAAAGCTTACAGAAAATGCCGTGGAAATGGTATCAAAAATGATAACATCGTTATCGCACAGATATGTATGGCCATGGTTAAAAGAAATGGAAGTCGCAGAGGCAATAGATCAATCTATATTAGCAGAAGTTTTAGCTTTCGTATCCTGTGGTAAACATTTCACTAAATATAATCCAGAAGTATCTGAAAACGCTTTTGCTTATATGTCTCAAGTGATAAGGTGTTCATTTGCCCAATCAGTATCAAAATTTAAAAAGAAAATAAAAGAAACATAAAATATGGCACACCACGTTAAAAACAAAGATCTAAGAGAAGCTATTATAGCTTCAAAAGAGAAGGGGGAATTGTCTGCAGAAGCATTAGATATGTTAATATTGATGGCCCAAAAATTTGCAAATAAATTAAATTATATTTACACAGAAGATAAAGAAGATTGTATTCAATTTGCTATAATGGATTGTTATATGTATTGGAGAGGATATGATCCTGAAAAATCTCAAAATGCTTTTGCTTATTATACTCAAATAATTAAAAATGGTTTTGCTAAAGGTTGGAGAAAACTCTACGGCAATATGCCAAAATCCTCAAAAGTTTCTATAAGTCAACACCAGATATATAATCTATAAAAGACTTATATGGCTTATAACAATTCATACAAACAATGGCATAAACCTGATCAAAAACCAACTGCAAAAACTAAACAAGGATATTATAAACCTAAAAATTTAGACAAATATATAGGTGATCCTGAGTTAGTAATTTATAGAAGTTCTTGGGAATATGGTTTTTGTAAATTTTGTGACATGTCTCCATCTGTAACAAGATGGTCATCCGAACCTGTTACCATTCCTTATTATGATAGAGTTTCGAAATTAGAAGAATGTGCTAAATTAGGTTTAGATCCAAACGATCCAAGAAATTGGGAAGTTAAAAATTACAATACAGATTTTTGGTTTGAATTAGATAGAGGTGAAGATGAAAAGGAAAAGATTTTTGTAGAAATCAAACCATCGTACAAATTAAAAAAGCCGCTCCCACCAGATAGAGATGCTCCTTTAGCAGAACAACGAAAATTCAATAAAGCAGCTAGAGAATTTCTTATAAATGAAGCAAAATTTGCAGCAATGAAAGAATGGTCAGAACGTAATGGCTGTAAATTCTATGTGTTTACAGAACATACCCTAGAAAGAATCTTAGGAAGATTCTGGCATGAAAATAAGTAATTCCAATGGAACCTCCTATTGAAAAATATAAAACATTATTGAATATCAACAATATAAAAGATATAGCGTATGATACGTTATTTACTAAATATATTGTAGAAGACCTAAGAGGTGATAAAAAATTATGGGAAATTGAATCAACTGATCAAGAAAGTTTGATGATAGCAAAAAATGGAGGATTTCCTTTACCTGGATTTATTTATACATTCATTTATCCTCCAGAATTAGGGAAAGACAAAATAAAAGTTGGTTCTAAAGAAAAAGAATATGTTGATCATATTCCTATAGTGTTTTGTTTAGGCATAGATAAAGATACATTTTCTGGAATAAATTTTAACTTTTTACCTAACTTAGAAAGGGTAAAATTTTTAGAAGGATATTACAGAAGTTATGAAGCATTTTTTAAAAATTTAGAAAAAACAACCGATTTTAATAAATTAGCATTAAATAAGAAATTCATAAATTTTGCCGGCACTCCAGAAGGAAAAACAATCATAGATATTTTTTCTAAAGCAGCAAACGCTAATTTTAAATATGGATTTAGGAAGTATAAAACAAAGAAAATAAGAAATCTCAGGATGGTAGAATATTGTGAATGGAACTATATTCCTTTTTATGATTCAAGAAATGCATTTACAGGAATGAACCAAAAACAAATACAGAGCTTGTACTGGGATAAAAGATAAATATATAAATTAAATAAAACATAGACTATGGCGGGATTTACGCTTAGAAATATTGATGGAAGACCATCTGGATTCATAGCTAATATACAGAGAAACCTTCGTTATCTTTCTGCATTAGGCATGAAATGGGATGACAGAATAATTAAACAGTCAAAGGCTATAGGTATTACTGAAGCTATAGAGGATAACATGTATAACCTTTATGGCCAATCTCAGATATTTTCAGGTGGTGACATTAATCAAAAGGAATTTATAGCTTATTATGATAAGGAATATCCCACAAGAAGAGATTTCCTTAGAAGATTTGCAATGAATGGTGAAATTGAACACGTTTTAGAAATAATTGCTGATGAAGCTATTATTTTAGACGATAATAATTATTTTGCATATCCAAATACTCGAGTTTTAAAATCTGTTTTAAAACAAGATAAGGCTAAAGAAATTATAGATGATTTAAATGCTGCTTATAAAAAGATTTATTATGCATTTGGATTTAACAATGGCCATGATGCATGGCACTATTGTAAAAAATTATTGATTGATGGATTTTTAGCATTCGAAATTATTTATGATGTAGATGCTAAAGATGATGCCCAAAATGTAATTGGCTTTAAAGAACTTGATCCAGTTTCATTAGAACCAGAATTAAAGAAAGATGAAGAAGGAAATGACTATAAAGTTTGGATTCAATATAGAGGTGATTCAGAAAGACAAAGGGAATTATTAGATGCCAACTTAATTTACATGTCATGGGCAAGAACGAACTTCATCTCCAGACTTTCTTATGTTGAGAGATTAGTTCGTTCTTTTAATATGCTTAGAACTCTTGAAAATTCCAGAATTATTTGGAACGTTATCAATGCTCAATATAGAATGAAAATTGTTGTTCCTATTGGAACTCAATCAGAAGCAAAAGCAAGAACAAGATTAGCAGAACTTCGTGGTATGTACAAAGAAGATATTAACATTGCTGACGAATCTGGTGAAATTACAGTTAATGGGCAACCAAACTTTTCATTTGCAAAAACATACATATTCCCATCTAAGGATGGAACACAAACAGAAGTAGATTCATTTAAACCAGAAGGTTATAATTTAGGAGATACTGAAGCTCTTAAATATTTCTGGATGAGATTCATTGTGGAATCAAAGGTTCCAGAAAGTAGATTCGGTTCAAGTTTTGAATCCGGTGGTGGTGGCGGTGGTGGAGAAGGACCTAATTGGTCTGTTGGCAATGATAGTATTGCAAGAGAAGAAGTTAGATTCTCATATTTCATTAATCGTATTAGATCAATATTTAAAGAAATACTTCTTAAACCTACTTGGTATCAATTTGTTCTTAAACATCCCGAATTTGAAAATGATAAAAATCTAAAGGGAGCAATAGGTCTTTTATTTATAGAAGAAAATTTATTTACTGTTGCTAAAGAAAGACAAGTTGCATCTGCCGGAGCAGATTTAGTATCTAAATTAATGGGTATAACCCATCCGAGTGTTGGTCCTGATGGATCACCTGTTGATGTTCCTTTCTTTGCTCCTAAATTTTTAGTAGAAAAATATATGCAATTATCAGATATTGATCTTAAATTAAATAGTAAATATATAGCAGAAACTAATGAAGAAGTTAGAAAACTTATATCTGCTTATGCTAGATTAAATGCTGCTAATGGATCCGGAGAAGCTGCTGGTGGTGAAGCTGGTGGTGGATTTGGTGGTGGAGAATTCGGAGGCGGAGGTGAACTCGGTGGAGGTGAAGATCTTGGCGGGGGTGAGGAAGGTACCGAATTAGAATTTTAATAAATAAAATAAATGATATATTATGAAAAAAGTAGTTGATTTTTTAAAGAAAAATTGGTATGCAGCGGAACTTACACTTGTATGTTTCTTAATTTCAGTTGAAGTTGCTCCACTATGGTTAGCTTGGGCAGCTATATTTCTACCAGCTCTTGGATGGGTAGTTTACAAAATAGCAAAAAAGTAAACGGGAAATATAACAAAAATTTAACATTTTTATAGTACCAATTTTTTATTTTTGTATTATATTATACTTACACAAATGGGAAAAGCTAAAAAAAGAATTCCGAAAGCTAAAAGTCGTTCTTCTGCGTTAAAAGACGCAAAAAGAATAAAAAATAATCTTGAGGTTCTAAAAAAATTAAAAATAATGAGACTCGACACCAAAAGTGTCTAGTCGTGAGGTTAGTATGTAAGACCGGGGTTCGAGTCCCCGCAGCTCCACTAAATTTCTACCTCGGGTTACGACCTAAATGGTGACCGTTGCAGAGAAGCAAGACAAAAACACATAAATGAGTAACGATAGGGCCGGTAGAAATTTTTATATCCAATAGTGCTTTGGTTATAAGCCATGGATAAATAACCTGACCGCCGAGAACAGTTCGGCGAAAGGGGCTGACATGGATTTGATTGCATATGAAAGTAGCGATGAGTAGGTCTCAGGAACGCAATAAACGGCGTAAATAAAAATGAAATGGCTATGGCTGCCTAAGAAGGCACTCACAGTCAGGAGACTTGCCCACTGCCAAAGTGTGGGCTTCTTTTTTGAATATATAAAAAAAGATATATAAAATAAAGCATTATTATGGAAACAGGTAGTTTTAATTTTAACGATTACTTAGAAAAACTTCACGAACAAGCTGAAGCAAATACTCAAAAGGGGTTCACTGTTGGATCAGCTCAAGATGGAATTCTTATGCCTGATGATGGTGCTACTAAGAAAAGTTTTGATTGGTTGAAGTCCGAATACCAAAAAGGTAAAACTGAGGTTAAGGTTGAAATTAAAGGTGAGGGATCATCTTTTAAACCTGGTTATGATTTACAAACCGATCTTAAATCTGTAAAAGATTTCAAACCTGGAATGTTTGGTGATGTAAAAACATCAGATAATGAAACTCCTGAACCTAAATCTCCTAAAAACAAAAAGGAGGAAACTCCTGCAGAGAAAAAAGAAGAGACTAGCGAAAAAGTAGAAGTTCAAGCTTCAGAAAAAACTCCAAAAAAGGATCCTAAGTCTCAACAAATGAAGATTGACGTCAAAAGCAAAAATAAGAATGATCAATAATAATTTATTGGCAGAAAGATTAAACGCATTTAGGAACGGAGAACCAATTCCAGAACCAGACAATTTTGATGAAACACTTGAACGAGAGTATGTCGGTGGAAATACTCTCTTTTCTTCGTTTATAACATTAATCATAAATTTTAGCATGGTATTTCTAAAATCATTAGGATATGGTTTTGCAGCTAAAACTATCTTCGCTACTGATTGGAAATTTATAGCTTTTTTAGCAGTCGGTTTTTCTTTAGATTTAATATTAAATACAATAACAGACATATTTACAAAAAATAAATAAAAATGGCAAAAGGAAAACTTATTGTACTTGAAGGAACCGATGGTGCTGGAAAAAGTACTCAATTAGAACTTATTAAACAACATCTCTACAAACATAAATTAACTTTTGACTTTCTTCATTTTCCAAAATATGGTCATAATGAATTTAGTAAAGTTATTGCAGCTTTTTTAAGAGGAGAATATGGAAAAGCTGATGAGGTAAACCCTTATTTCGTTGCAAATATCTATGCAATGGATAGATTCTTATTTTTACCAGAATTGAATGAAATGCTAGAAGAAAATGACGTTGTCATATTAGATCGTTATGTTTTTTCGGGTATGGCATTTCAGGCAGGTAAATATAAAAATGCAGAAGGAGCTCAAAGAATTATTGACTGGATAGATCAATTTGAATTTGAATTTTTAGATCTTCCTTATCCAGATCTAACATTATTTTTAGATGTTCCAATGAACGTTGTAAAAGAAAGATTAGAAAATCAAAGAGATGGTGCTGATAGAGAATATTTACAAGGAAAACAAGATATTCATGAACAAGATTTAGAATTTCAAAGTAGAGTAAGAGATGCTTATATAAAAAATCTAAAAGATTACGAAGATTATGAAATAGTTCCATGCATGGTAAATGGAGTTTTACTTTCTCCGGAAGATTTATTTAATTCATACAAATTTTACATAGATAACATAATAGATAATGGCTAAAAAGAAATATACAACTAAAAAGTATTTCCCGAAAGATTATCCGGGATTTAAACTTATCAAGAAATTTAATAAACCAAGATCACCAAGAACTAGAATGTTTGCGTGTGGAGATCCAGATGGTTGGTTTATTGATGTAATGGAAATACAAACCAAAACAGGACAAGTCATGGACGAAGAAGGATGGATCACAGAAAGAGATGTTAAGCAATGGACCGAATGGTATAAAAGGTTAGGATGGATTGAACAGGAAAAATAACCTCTGCTTAACAATCTTAACAAACCATAACGCCCAAAATGTATTATATTTAATTATTCGTAATATATAATAAGATCTTAAAACCTTTTGCCTACTTATGTATAAAATAATAGAATTACAATTTTAAACTAAAATAATTACAATTATGCCGGAAAAAGAAAAAGTAGAAGAAACTCAGGTTCCTCAAAGTGAAGTTCCTCAAACTGAAGTTCCTCAAACTGATGCAGCTCCTAAAGTTGATGCTACCCAAAAAGTAGAACAAGATGCATATGTTCCAACATATAAGATCAAGCCAGAATTTAAGCAAGCTGTTCTCCAAGCAATTGGTGATCGCCCTTTTAATGAAATTGCTGGACTTATCAATGCTATCAATGTTCCAACTATGGATCATAACACTTTGGATCAGGTGATTAAGGTTATTGGCCAATTCCCTTTCGTAAGGGTTGAAAAGCTTTTAACAAACATCAATGCTTACGTCGAGCAAGTTATTCCTGAAGATTAAGAGAGAATTTTTTAACAAATTAGTTCGTAGTCGACGCCTAAGTAGTGTCGACTACGATTCATCATACCAAATAAAACAAAACAGCTAATGAGTAAACAAAACAGGTCAATTCAATCAATCGCTTTAGATTTTATAGAAAAGAAAGATAATGAAACTTTCTCAAATTTAATAGATAGGTTGAAGCCAGGATTGGTATCATTCGTTTATAGATATGTCCAAGATAAGGATTTAATAAATGATGTGTTATCACAAACTTTCATATCTATCTGGGAAAAGATAGATCAATACAATTCTAAATATAATTTTTCAACTTGGGTTTATGCTATCGCAAAAAATGAAGCATTAGGTCAAATACGTATAAAGAACAAAACTTTATCACACGAACAATTAACGGAAAATCATTCTAAAGCACTTAGAAATAATTCTCCATTAGAAGAATTTCAAATAGAAGTTATTGGACCAACAGGAGAAGAATTAGTACAAAAATTATATGATGCTTCAGTAAGTGCAATTTATAATTTAAATGAACCCTATAAAACTGTGATGATTGAAAGAGAAGTTAATAGAAAACAACTTCAAACAATTGCAGATGAATTAGGCTGGAATACTTCAACAGTAAAAACCAGATTACGTAAAGCAAGAAGAGTAATTGCTGAAAATATTAAAAAGCATTATCCTGATTTAGTTAGTGCATATAATGAAGAGGACTAATGAGCGACGGAATCACAGAAGCCTATAGAAAAGTGGACAAAGAAACAGAACTCAAGATGGATATAAAGTACATCAAGAGTTTAATTTCTGAAGCACAAATGGCCTTAGAAGCCTTAGAAAGAAGGATAGAAGATAAATAAAATAAAACATGGCACTATTTAAACCATCATCATGGGGCGTTTCCAAAGTTTGGAGAGACATTGAAAACTATAGGGATTTTATAAGAGTTATAAAACAAGAAAGAAAAGATCCGAATTCAAAATTCAATCAGTGGAAATTAAATCACAATAAATTTTACACTATTTATTTTACTCATACTGTAGAGGAAACTGAAACACAACTTCCAGATAAAATTATGAGATTAAGGATGGTTGAATCATTTGCTCCTCTTCATAGATATTTGGATGAAGAATTAGGTTTTGCAGAATGTTTAACTCCTGAATTTAATCAATTTTATGATGATAATAATGAACCTACCCTAACTTATTTAATTGCATATAGATTTGTTTTTAATAAGTTATCGTTAGTATGGGGTTTAAAATTCTTATTTAAATGGGCAGTAGTTATAACAGCAATTTCTTTATTCATTAATAAAGGAGGATTGGCATGGTTACAAGGCCTGATATAAGAGACATTAAATGGATCACTGGATGGAAAGGACTCCCGGAGTGTTATGTTAAAGTTAAAACTCCGGGTGTTACGTCTATTATCAATGAAATGATTCCAGATCCAGAAATGGAAGAATGGGTTCGTAAAGTTGGGCAAGCAAAAGTAGATGAGATCCTAACAAATGCAGGTTATAGAGGGACTGCTATGCACCTTTTTATTGAAAATTTTATAACCATATTATCTAAGACCAAAGATCCTTCAGAAGCCCTTAGAATAACCCAGACAAATACTCCGCCAATCTTATTAAATGAGGAAAAGGTACCTCAATACAAAATAGATGAAGGAAGAGAACTTTTTTATAAATTCTATTATTCTGAATTTTCTAATGCCTATATGGGATTAATTGCTGCAGAATTAGGAATTTTCTCTCCTTCTTTATTTTATAGAGGAAAAGCAGATGTATTTTTTCAACATAGAGTATATGGACCATCAGTTACAGATTTTAAAACCAGTAATGGCTACATTAAAAAAGGAACAGTTAAAGAATTAAAATACAAATATCAATTAGGCGCATATGCAAATGCTCTTGATGAAATGTATAAAGACAAAGGTCTTCTAATTAAACGTTCATCAATATTATGTGTTAACACAAAAACTGAAGGATTACAAGAAGTTGTTTGTGAAGGAAAAGAGTTAGAAGAGTATAAAGAAAAATTTAAAACTCTTGCAAAAGAATGGCATATAAAAAATAACCAAGGGTATTTAGTTGCCTAATAAATTAAAAATAAAATAAAAACTAAAATGGGAAAAGAAATTGAAGTAAAAGATATTCAAGAAGCGCAAGCTAAAATAGCTGAATTAAACAAAGATGGTTCATTAAATAAACCAACTGAAGCTGAAATTAATGAAGCAACAAAAGTATTTAATGAAAAAGCTGCAGAATACAATGTTAAGCAATGGGGTATTGGACCCCCAGAAAAAGCATTAGAAATTTATGATTTCATGTTAGACTTTATGAATAAACATGTTTATTGGACTAAACAAGGTTGGATGGGTGTTTTAAAAATGCATGAAGAATTAACTGCTGCTAAAAAAGTTCATAAAGAAGGTGATTCATTTGTAGTTGGATATCAAGCATTAGAATTTATGTTTTACGCTTTAACAAATCCAGGAGGAAGCGGATTAAAAACTGCAAAAGCTATTGAAAAAGTTGCCGAACTTTATGCAGCAATTATTGAATTCGCTGGTAAAGCATTGGAAGCGGCTAGAGCAGAATTAAAAAATATACAATGGCTTCAAGATAAAGTAACTGCAATGCAGCAAGGATTTTATCTTGAAAAAGAAGATGGAGTACTTGAAGAAGGAGAAGAACCAGAACAATCATTTAAAACTCCATCGACTGATGATCTTTTAAGTAAAAAATAATAAGAAAAATTTCACGTAGAATTAATTAAGGCTTGAAACTCAAGCCTTTTTTTATCATAAAAAGATAGATACACGAATATATAAAACAAACTAAACAGATGGATGTACCAACTTTTTTTAGCAAAAACCTAAAGTGGATTACTCTTATAGTTGTAGCATTATTCTTTATTAAATCATTTCAGAGTTGTAATAGAAATATGACAATTAAAAAAATGGACAAAGAAATTGTTCACCTCAACGACTCATTAAGCACAATGTTTGGAACTGAAAAAGAAACATTAGTTCTACGATTAATGGATTGTGAAGATGATATACAGAGATTAGAATATGAAGTTAAATTAGCTAATTCTGAAAGAGATGCTGCAAATAGAAGAGCAGATGCTGTTCAATCTACTGCAGAAAAAATAAGAGATAACACAACAATTAAAATAGAAAACAAATCTGATAAAGATACGGTTTCAATAGATAATAAAAAATAAATAATTTATGAAAAGTATAAGAAACAGTAAGGGTCTCTATTGGGGTCTTATTATAACATTCTTCATCCTATACTTCTTAGTAGGTTTTGTATCTACTCTTCACTCAATCACATTTTTCCAATTAGCTAATGTTGTATGGATGGCTGTGTTATTGGGTATTACTTATGAAGTTGGACAAGCAGCAGTTTTATTCTCTATATTAATGTCAGATAATAACAAAAAGTTATTACCCTGGCTATTGATGTTTTTACTCACAGCATTACAGATCACTGCTAACGTATACGCATCATTTAAATTTATGGATGGAAGTGGGTCAAATGATTGGACTTATTGGCAACGATCTATATTGTTTTGGCTCGAAGCAGACGGGCCAGAGATGTTCAAAGTAGTGATTTCATGGATTACCGGTGCATTACTTCCAATTGTAGCGTTAGGAATGACAGCTTTAGTTGCAGAAAACTTAAAGT